TTGCTCCAGTTGCACCAGTTGCTCCAGTTGCCCCAGTTGCTCCAGTTGCTCCAGTTGCCCCAGTTGCCCCAGTTGCCCCAGTTGCACCAGTAAATCCAGTTGCCCCAGTTGCGCCAGTTGCTCCAGTTACCCCAGTTGCCCCAGTTGCACCAGTAAATCCAGTTGCACCAGTTGCACCAGTAAATCCAGTTGCACCAGTTGCACCGGTTGCTCCAGTTGCCCCAGTTGCACCAGTTGTACCAGTTGCTCCAGTTGCACCAGTTGCACCAGTAAATCCAGTTGCACCAGTTGCACCGGTTGATCCAGTAAATCCAGTTGTGCCAGTTGCTCCAGTTGCACCAGTTGCCCCAGTCGCACCAGTATATCCAGTTGCACCAGTTGCCCCAGTTGCGCCAGTTGCGCCAGTTGCTCCAGTTGCGCCAGTTGCCCCAGTAAATCCAGTGTCGCCAGTTGCTCCAGTTTCTCCAGTTGCTCCAGTTGCCCCAGTTGCCCCAGTATATCCAGTTGGTCCATCTATTCCATCCAAATTTACATTATATATTTTATTATTGGATGACAAATCCTCCCCATATATATTTACAACTAAAATAGTTATACCTCCAGAATTTTTATCATATAAAACAACCGTTCCTTCAATTTTATTTGCTAAATTTGTAGAATCTACAACAATAATAGAATTTCCAGGTATATATGATAATCCTAATCCAATAGTAAGGCTTAAAGTTTCACCTATAGTTGGGGCTAATGTTATACTAGTAGTATTTGATAAATATTTATCACCAGATGCACCAGTAAATCCAGTTGCACCAGTTGCCCCAGTTGCGCCAGTAGCACCAGTATATCCAGTTGGCCCATCTATTCCATCTAGATTTACATTATATATTTTAGAAGTTAAAAAATCAACACCGTTTATATTTACAACTAAAATAGTTATATCTCCAGAATTTTTATCATAGGATATAACAGTCCCCTCAATTTTATTTGCTAAATTCGTAGAATCTACAACAATAATAGAATTTCCAGATATATATGATAATCCTAATCCAATAGTAAGGCTTAAAGGTTCATCTATAGTTGGGGCTAATGTTATACTAGTAGTATTTGATAAATATTTATCACCAGATGCTCCAGTAAATCCAGTTGCGCCTGTTGCGCCAGTATATCCAGTTGCACCAGTATATCCAGTATCTCCAGTTGCTCCAGTATCACCAGTGTCTCCAGTATCTCCAGTGGCGCCAGTATATCCAGTAGCGCCAGTATATCCAGTATCTCCAGTTGCCCCAGTATCACCAGTGTCTCCAGTATCTCCAGTGGCGCCAGTATATCCAGTAGCGCCAGTATATCCAGTGTCTCCAGTAGATCCAGTATCACCAGTGTCTCCAGTATCTCCAGTTGCGCCAGTAAATCCAGTAGCGCCAGTATATCCAGTGTATCCAGTTGCTCCAGTATCACCAGTGTCTCCAGTATTTCCAGTGGCGCCAGTAAATCCAGTAGCGCCAGTATATCCAGTGTATCCAGTTGCTCCAGTATCACCAGTGTCTCCAGTATCTCCTGTTGCGCCAGTATATCCAGTAGCGCCAGTATATCCAGTATCTCCAGTTGCTCCAGTATCACCAGTGTCTCCAGTATCTCCAGTGGCGCCAGTATATCCAGTTGCACCAGTATATCCAGTGTCTCCAGTAAATCCGGTATCACCAGTGTATCCAGTGTCTCCAGTGGCGCCAGTTGCCCCAGTATAGCCAGTTGCGCCGGTCTCCCCAGTTTCACCAGTATAAGCATTACTATTAGATAATGATGCCCAATAATTTGAATTTATATCATCTGGGATATGATTCTCATTATTATCTTCTGATATAGATACATATAATAATCCACCATAACCGACAGCATCTCCTTTTTGATAGGAGATATCACTTCTCCAATACCCCCTATAATTAACTGAAAACCCAAAACCAGTTGCGCCAGTATAGCCAGTTGCACCAGTATATCCAGTTGCCCCAGTTGCTCCAGTTTCTCCATTTCCAATAGGACCATTATTATTTGGAGATTCTATAATTCTATCTAATTCTGCAAGTTTAAGTATTTTTCTTACTGGTCTCATTTTACAATAATATTATTAAAAAAAAAATAAATTTATTATTTATATTTATACATTTTTTTTTATAATAAATGTTAAATAATACTCCAAGTGTTCCCTCCAAATATTAAATGAATGTTATCAGTTGGGCTAATAAATAGTGCATCAGTTGTGGTGTCCTGTAAATTAATTTGGATTGGAGTTGGTGGTTGCGATGCTAAATTTAAAGAGATTACTCTTACATTAATGGACGAATTATTAATGATGGTGATTTCTGTACCATTGAAAATGGTTGATCCATTTAATTGAATTTGAGGTTTATCACAATCACACGTATCTGAATCTTCTGGGGTGCCTATATTGCCATTTAGATAAATTGTAAGGATATATGATGGCGCCGTAGGTGAATTAATAATGCCATAGCCAACATAATCGGAAGGAATAATAATACAATTTTTAGTTGAGAAATTAATTTGATAATTTGTAGGATCATCCGTGATTATTTCATTTATTGTTGTAAAAGAATTACTACCTTTAAATTTTTCTAATTTTGTATTCTCTGGTAAAACAAATGGATTAGATATTGTCCAATTGTTTGGCAATTGTACTAAATCAGTACATTCTGAATATAACCCCCAATATTCACCAATTAATGGTGTTGGTTCTGTAATTATTCCATTAGAAGAATATTGAATGTAATATTTATCTAATCCAGAAGAAGAAGTATTTCCATTTACATCTGGATTTGGGCTTGTTGGGATTGTTGGGATTGTTCCAGTGTTACCTTGCCAAGTTACTTGATTTGGATAATAACTAATACCAACTGGTAAAGCATTTCCATTAATATAAATATTTGTTGTATATTTTCCACAAATATAAATATTTCTTGTCGTTAATTCAATATTATAAATAATGGTTGTTATATTTTTTTCGAGCAAATCTATTTTAGTGTTGAGTACTTCAATTAATCTACTTACCTCTCCATATCCATATAAATTTGCAATTCTTTTGAAATATAATAACATATTATTAATAATAGAATTATATGAAGATGGCGTAATTGTATTTATTAATTTTCCATAACCTTGACCTTCAAAACAAAAAACTCCATGTTGAGATTCTCCATTTATTACTGCCATACCATCCACATTATTTGCGATTGTATTTCCAGTAATAACATAAAAATAACCTTTGTATAAAATATTAAGATTTACGGTTTCGTAGTAATATAATGATTTTGGTGGTAATAAAATATGACCATTAACGGTTGAATATATACCAATATCATTATACCCAGTTGAATCAGTATTTATATTTGGTGGTACTATATACCCATTAATTAAATTTCCTTGTATTAATAAATCATTTTGTTGCATAACTTTTAAATATATATTATTTATAGAATAATCATAATTATACACCCCTCTACTATTTTTATACTTTGTAAATGATGATATGTAATATTTTTGGGGCAATATTGTCATTCTAATTGAAATTTTTAAATAATAATTATATTGAAGATTATTTACAACAATTGGTGCATTTAATAACTCTGGGCTTCTATAACATTTACTACCACCAAAATATGTATTTGTGGCCTCTGTCTCTTTTGTATAATAAGCCAATTCATACCCATTAATATAAATAATAGATTCAAAAAAGTTTATTGGTGAATATACATAAATATTGATGGTATCACCTTGAGTTACTGGATATGGATTTATTCCAGTGTATAATGAGCCATCCACCGGAAAATTAATTCCAGCAATGTCGCCACCATATTCAATTAAACTAAGCAAAGGAGGATAGCTTGCTATACTATCAATATCATCAGTTACAAATATAAATTGTAAAGCATTAGAACTTTTATAATAAATTTGGCCACTAGTTTCAGATGGATATCTAATAGCAATACAAATTTTGTAATTATAGCCTAATATAACCGAATATGTTCCAGGATTTACACTACTAAAACTTAATGTAGGATCAGTTTCTCCAGTATCATTATATTCATATAATCTCATCATTACTAAATCTGGTGTGGAATTGCTCATTAAATTTGCATTTAACTGATAAAATACTGAAGTTATACCACTTCCTTCAAATTCATTTGGCTCATCTATTAAAAAACCCAATTCAAATGAATATGTGGATAAATTAAATTGAGGCGGTAAAGTATGACAAGATGTCTCCAAATTAAATAAAACAATTGTGTTTATATTTACAGGATGGTAAAAATTAATTTGGTCTACTGGCGGGGCAAGTGGAGAACTTAATTGATATAGATAACAATTATTAACGATTGAAGGCTCAGATGGATTGTATGGGTATCTTGATGGGGTGGATGAATTTGGTACAGGAATATATTTTGTAGCATTAATATAAATTTGCATACTTAGATAATACCATATTTTGTTATCACCACCCTCGCCCCCATCGCCCCCATCGCCCCCATCGCCACCCTCCACATAAATCTGATTTGTATAAATAAATATATTCATACCAAATGAGTCTAGATTTTCTATACTCACCAAATCATAATAAATAGTAATGCTATTATTAACTAAATCAAAACTACTAATATTTAGAATTTGATAAGAACTATCTTCATTACTAAATTTACCCACAAAAATATCGCTTATTGTTGTTTCTATAGGTGGATTTATAGTAAATGTAACACTTTTATTATTGGTTTGATCTAATATAATATTTTGTACATTATATTGTACAGGTGGTGAATTTGTTCCTTCATAATTTTGAATAGAATATAATAGTGAATTTGAAGATGGAAATTCATTATAATATGGAGGCTCTGCTCCTAGTTCCGGGAATGGCGGGAATGCTGGGGATGGTTGTATTGATTCTCCAGTACTAATATAAATACCAACTGAGCCATTATTTTTAGATCCATTAAAATATATTTTATTGCCATAAATGATACATAATGTATATGGAGATTTTGTTGTCCCAATTAATGCACTATATGGAAAAGTAATTGAAGACTCTTCTGTTGTAATATTGGTAGTGGTGCCACCAACAATATTATTATCACAATCTATCATAAAAATAGAACTTACATTTGAAAGTGGCACATCGGGGCCAGAATCAGATAAAGCATATATATAAAAAGTAATACTATTTCCTACTGATGGCAATATAAATGTTGTAGCATTAGGGGAAACTAGACGAAGAGTGCCGTCTATGGTATTAGTCTGTTTTAATCTGAATAGTGTGTTATTTGGGTATATTTCAATATCAGATCCTAAATATCTAATGGTGGAATTAGGTGTTAATAATACTTCTTCAACGGGCGAAAAAGAATTTGGTTGCACATTATTTTGAATAATAATATCACCAATATATTGAGATTTTTTAACATTTACTGGATATGTTAATGTGGTAATAGAATCTAATGGAATACTAATAGTATTCAACTCATTTTGGTTAGTTAATTGATTTGATACCGCGGCAAAAAATTCTGGATAATATTGCATTATTTTAATAACTCTATTTAAATAATCAATAGATTCTACAGTTTCCAATTTATTACCAGTGTCTAAACCATCTGACATTTCTTCTCCAATATTCACATCTAAATATTTATATAAATCAATTGGAAACCCTTCACGCGTCACAATTTTGTTTGGCATTTGACTACTATCATCTGAGTTAAGAGGAAGCCCAGTATCCAGATATGAAGTTAATTTATCTACTAGGACACTTTTTGTGAGGTCAGTAACAATTTTATTTTGGATAGATGGGTCAATTGCTCCTAAATCAACTAATTCTTTATATAATAATAAATTAGATCCAGTAATATAATTCCATCTTTGATTATGGTCATATGCAATAAATATAGAATCACCATACACATATTTATTATATGGCCTATCTAATTCTTGTATTTTATTATTATGGTGATCATAAAAAGATATTTTTGTTTTAAATTCTTTTGCTGAGTCTTCAATTTTTTCAATAAGGGTTACTTTTATTAATATATTTATTACATATGAATTAATTGGTATAGTAATTTTAATTTTATTAACATTTGATAATTCATTCTCTACTAAATCAAGCAATAAAAATTTATTTGGCGTTAGCAATGGATTTGGAACTGAAAAATTTAATGTAGAGCTATTAACCGGTTGTGTAATTAAAAATTTAATTACATTATATGATGATGACATTATGCAAAATATATATGTTATAAAAAAAAATTTATTATTATATTTAATAATTTTTTTTAAGATTTATTATTATTAAATATGTTTCACAGTTTAAATATGTTTCAAAGTTTTTTTAAATATGTTTCCATACACCTATTCGATTAGATTCATCGGAAGAAGTATATATTAATCTAATTGTGTCTTGTGGGCTAATATAAATTACATCTGATGTGGTATTTCTTAAATTTATTGTGTTCATGGTATTAAATGTCGGATCATTTGATAGATATGACTCTGACGATGGTGCCCAGTCAGAGGGAGGATCGCCATTTAATGGCGTTGATGATGGTGGAAATATATTATATGGAAATGATGGGACTGGGACAATATTAGGCAATTGACTAATTAAAGTTACATCACTACTATAATCTAAATTTCTAGAAACAAATTGGACATAATATCTTGAGTTATTGCAAATTTGAATTTGTGTACCATTTTTAAGTTGGGCTTCATTTGAGAATTCAGATGTATTAATATATGGCGTTGATGTTTCTGGAAGTGATGGTGTTGGAAAAGTAATACTGGTGATTATATTATTTATATTGATGCTTAACATATATGTTGGAAATTGAGTACCACATGGATATGCGGGATTATATGAAATATCTCCATATCCACGATATGTATTTGGAATAATAATGGTGTTTAACATAGGGTGTAATTTTGCCTTAGCGGTAATTCCAATATCTTCATCAAAAAATAAATTATCATTGCTATTTTCACCAGTGATGGCCTTTTTTGTTGATGGCGAATTGCATGGTTCGCTCCAAGAGTAATTACTATTCACTGGAGAATATAATTCAGCACTCCACCCCCAATCAGAATCACTAGGATTGTAATAAGAATATCCAGTGGGCAATCCATTTCCATTAATGGAAACTGTAGAAGTATAGTCCCCAACTACATAAATATTTTCAGAATGTGCTTGTAAATAATTGGTTAATACTTTTAAATTTCCAATATTTAATTTTAAATTGCTCAATAAATCAGTTACGTTTTTAATCTGATTACTATATGCCAATCCAGATGCAATTGCTAGTTCATTGAATAGAGGCAACATTGCGTTTATAATAACTGGTGGTTCTGTAGATACTGGAACCGTTGTATTATCCAAATTAAAGGAAGAAATTGCACCATATGCATTACATGGAAATGAAAAATTATTTCCTCTAGTGCTAGATAATTCAATCAATCGAATAGTTCCATTTGGTAAACTTTTAACTGGGTTATCATTATCAGTTGGGTCTGTATATGTAACACCAGATCCAATAAATTCAAATGTAAGATGATCAGAAGACAATGATTCTTGGCTTGGTGGTTTATATGTACTTGTAAATAATGAACCAGATATTAGACCATATCCTATCTTTGATGTCGTTGGTGTGCCAATAATACTACCAATTAAATTTCCAGTTACTTTTAAGGATGCCGTTAATTCATTTGATGTATTAGGATCAAGTAATGGCACACACGAAGTAACATCTCTTATAAGTTTTAAAATAGTAGTGGGCGTAAAGTTTAGGTTGGTAAAAGTAATTAGAGCATTTGATGATATATCTCGCAACTCAAATAATGCACTTGGGATGGAAACTGCTTCAATTAGTGAAATGGTTGAACCTTCAATTAAATTAACCGTTACCAAGTTGTTATTATTAATTATACCACTTGCCGTAGATGCAATCATTCCTGGATTTGCCGATAATGTTCCGAAAAAATTAGCAATAATATTATTATTTCCATAAGTGGTTACTAATTTATTATTGCCATTTTTTGTAAGTTGATATCCGGGATGAATAAATTGATTTAATGAATCAGTAATTGCATCTGTGGTGAGAATTTTATTATCAATTTCACCAGTTCCAATAGGGGGCACTTTTGTATCTAAATAGTCTTCTAGAATCACATCTACTTCATTTTGAATTTGTTGAAAGGTCATTATTGGATTTACATTTGATGGTGTATTATTACCATTTAAACCAAAATTATTTTTTAAACCATTTTCAATTGATTGCTTTGCATGAGTAATTAATGGAGAAGGAGCCAATCCAGAATGCACACTAATACTATCATTTAATTCCACGGATTTATCAAAAATAGTATCATTATTCTTTTTAATTGTTAAATTAATATCAAAACTAACAGTTACATCACTAATATTAACAACCACTAATGATCTTTCGTCAATATTTTTTAATCTTAAAAGAATATTTAGTGAAAAATTTGGGGGGCTTGGAGGTGTTATATCAGATATAACCAAATTAATAATATGGTGATTTGTATTTCCACTTCCAAATGTTAATGTATTACTTAAATTAGACGGTGAGTATTGTAATGAATGGACCTTAGGTGTTGATAGGGCAAATGATGACCCATTTGATGATGACATTTTGTTAAATTATATAATTGATATAATATAGTAGTATTTTTTTTATTTATATATTATATTTTATAAAAAATTTATATTTTTTAAATTCAAGTTTATGAATTTTTAAATTTAAGTTTATAAATTTTTAAAAAATATGAATATTTATATTTTTTTAGTATTTATTATTATCATAGTTATAGCTGGTATTATTATTTTATATCAAATTCGCATTGATAGTAAAAAATGCATTGATATGCCACAATATAATATTAGAGGCGGTAACTTAGAATTAACCAAAACTGATCAAAAATATTTAATTGACTATTTTAATGTGGAATATAGCCATGAAAAGATAAAAAAGAGATTAGAGTCCGTCTTATATAAAAAACATACTAAATCGCATAAAAAAACAAATATTGGGGATATTGTAATTGATACATTTAATGCAATATATTTTATTAAAAAAGATGATAAATATATATCAGTTAATACTATATGTAAAAGTATTGAATATATGGCGATAAAATTAAAACGATATTTTTCTGGCCGTATAATGTTTATTATTAAAGACGATGAAAACCAAAAAAATAATGATTCTATTAATGAGAAATATAAAGAATTGGCAAAAAAATTAAGAATATACATATATGTTGCTGAATCATATAAAACCAATGCACCTACTTGGAATTTACCAAATTGGATATCAAAAGATATTCATAGTTTAAAGGGAAGAGATGATTTTGCCACAATTAAAATTGCAGAAGAATTTAATTGTCCAATATTATCAAATGATAATTATGGCGACAAAAAAGAATTTAATTTTGCCGTTGCTCCATTTAAATTATTAGAATATAATTGGTTTTCGCTTAAACTTCCAATTGTTAGACAATACAAGCCCGAAAATTATAAAACCATTCATTGGTCTAGAACTTTATGTAAATTAGACAATATATTTATGCCAAAGGAATTAGCAATCGTTAATTTAAATAGTGATGATTAATTACTTGTTGCCACTTCAGGATCGGTCTCGGTCTCAGTCTCAGTCTTAGTCTCAGTCTTAGTTGTTGCCACTTCAGTCTCGGTCTCGGTCTCAGTTGTTGCCACTTCAGTCTCAGTTTCGATCTCAGTCTTAGTTGTTGCCACTTCAGTCTTAGTTGTTGCCACTTCAGTCTTAGTCTCAGTCTCAATTTTTGCCAATCTTTCTTTTTCATATTCTATTTTTTCATCTTCAAGATCACATTCTCTCATAATGTATACACCAACTCTTTCTTCCCATACCTCATCAATGTATAATGTAAGATTAGTATCATCTAACTTTAAAGTCTCTACATCATTAATGTCAAATCCTAAATTAAAAACATGATCTGAGCAAGATGAGATTGTCAATTTATAAATATTTTGGCATATATAAATTAAAGTAGATACACTTTTTAATATTTCCCTCCATTCATTTTCTTGAAAATTAGATTGAATTTTATCAAATTGTTTTGCCATATCATGATTTGAATCACATTTATTCATAATAATATAAAAATATGTTTCTTTATTTGTTTTTTTGTCTATATATGTAATATTCATACCACCTACTTTTTCAACAGTTGTTTCATTTTCAATGATGTCCGAAAATTCTTGTCTTAATTCAATATTATCAGATTTAGAATGTTTTAGCAATGATATCATCATTATTCGACAACATGGCAATCCCATTGATAATAATGACTTTTGATATTCCATGTATTTCTCAATATCTTCGGGGGATAAATTTTTCATTTGATCGACAAATTCAGAGATAGCCGAATCATCCATTTTTCCCAAAATTTCATCATTTTTTACAAATTCTTTTATTTCATCAATTGGGCGATTTAATTTATCTAAATTTAAGCTATTTTTTCCAATTTGTAGCGAACTTTTGCTCATTTTCAATAAAAAATTATATTTGAATATTGTATTTTAAATTAAATATATAGAAAATATAATAATATATATTTAAAATAGAAATATTTTTACCAATATACTTTTGTTATCAAAAATGGAACAACAAAATAAGGAAAGTTTGGAGGCAAGCAGAGAAGAGGCAAAGACATTATTGCAAGAAAACAGTGAATTAATTACAAAGGCAGTAGCTCAATGTTTTTCACAATTAATGACTTTTATGGAATTAGTACGATTTGAATTAAATGAAAAAATTTCAAATTTAACAGAGAATGTAAATAATTTAACAGAAAAAGTTGAAAATTTGAAAGAAAATATAAGTGAATTAAATGAAAAAGAATTTAAATTGCCCGAATCAAATAATTTGCCCATTAGGCCAGATGAAGAAGTTAGATTATTAAAAGATGAAATTAAAAATTTAGGAAGCGCAATTGAACTTCAATTTTCAATATTAAAAGTATTAATTGGTGCCAATAGTAGCGATACTTCAATCAAACCTTCTGTTCTTGGGACAACAAAGGTTGAGCCTACAAAGCCAAAGCCAAGAGCGACTAAAAAAACAATTGAGGTAAAAAGTAGCACAGTTGATGCCACCACAGTTGATGCAACCACAGTTGATGCAACCACAGTTGATGCAACCACAATGGATGCAACCACAATGGATGCAACCACAATGGATGCAACCACAGTTGATGCCACTGAAGATTTAACGGCAAAGCCAAAAGCAAAGCCAAGATCAAGAGCGGTTTCTACTAAAACAACTTCTACAAAAACAAAAGCAAAGACAAATTCTGAATTTGCTCTTTCATATATGAAAGATTCCGATAATTTAAGAAAAATGCTCTCTGAAATTGGGGCGGCTGTATTAAATTCATATTGCAATGTGTCAAACATATCTATAGACGAAATGAATGATAAAGATTTAGATGATCAAATTCATGAAATTACAAATTTAGATGATTCCAATATGGAAACAATGATTAAATCTTTAAATAAATTAAAAGAATTTAAAGATTATATTACACAAGCGCAAAAAATCATTTCAAATAAAGATTCATTGAATGAGGATGCTTGAGCGAATGAGGATGCTTGAGCGAATGAGGATGCTTGAGCGAATGAGGATGCTTGAGCGAATGAGGATGCTTGAGCGAATGAGGATGCTTGAGCGAATGAGGATGCTTGGGCAAAATGAGTAAATGAGCAAATGAGCAAATGAGCAAATGAGTAAATGAGCATGCTCGGGTGCAATTTATTTTTTTTTGTCAGATTTGAATTTAATATATTTTTTAAAATACAACTCTTTTTAAAAAGGTGCCAAGTATGGAAATCTTTACACATTTAACCAATGGTACTGATAGTGTATTTCATAAATATGATACAAAAGAAAAATTAAAAAATAAATTTATTATTCGAAATGAATTATTAAATAAATTTATTGTATTCCCATGTTATAAAGAATATGAGACATATTTTCAAGAATGTCCAAATCATGAAAAATGTTTTCATGAAGTTATTATTGGATCAAATTTACAAAAAATTAAATTTGACATTGACATTGAAAGCGAAATTAGCGGTGAAATCGAAATTGGCGGTGAGAGTACAAATGAAATTATTATTGCAAATATAAATGTAATTATTATTGCAAATATAAATGTAATTATAGATTCCATTATAGAAGAATTTGATTCTCAATATCAAATAACTTTGACATATGAAGATATATTAGTGTCTGATTCATCTGGCATTATTTATAAAAAAGATGTAAAATTTTGGAAATATTCATATCATATAATTATAAATAACTATTATGTGCAAAATAATATTGAAGCTGGAAATTTTACTGATTTAATATATCAAAAATTACCCGAATATATACAACCATATATTGATTTAGGTGTAAATAAAAAACTACAAAATTTTAGATTACTTGGATGTGCAAAATTTACTCAATACCCAAACAAATTGTGCACTTTGCCACTTAGGCATAAAAAATTGTCCGAACTATTTAATTCTAAAATAAAAGGGGTAAAGTATGAAGATTTTATTATTGGAGCAATTTCTGAGATTGAAATTGAAAAAATATTACCAGAAATAGCAAAAACTGTAAATTTTAAGAATGCAAATTCTAAAAAAATCACAATTGAACAGAATGAAATAGATTTTATTTTAAATTGGCTAGATAGTAATAATATCACAAAAGATCATATACTTAGAGGAGTCATTGGTGATATTATATCATATAATAGAATTGGAAATATTGAAAATTGTAGAATTTGTAATAGAATACATGAAAATGATAATTCATTATATATTCAAATTAAAAAAACTAAAAATAAAGTATCCCTTATTGAATATTGCCATCGAAATTCAAATAAATTTAATACATTAATCACTAATTTAGAAATGCCAAAAAATTTAAAAACCACAGAAATAGCGCCCAAGATTTCATATTTACAGCATATAATTACACTTTTTACCGATACACTTTTTACCGATCTACAGGATACTTCGTATCCTTTCGATCTCCAAAAAGCTGACCAAAAAGATTGGCAAAAAGTTGGGCAAGAAAGTATTTCCGGAGTTGAAACTGAAATATATTCCGAATCGGTTATGAGGCCATATCCAATTGAGCCAAATACATTATGCATTAAAGGCGGTATGGGTGTTGGGAAGACTAAAGCATTACGTCAATATTTAAATGAATATTTTTCAGATAATATTATTGAGCATAAAATTGTATCTATTTCAAACCGACAAACCCTTGCAAGCGGGTATTTAAAAAACTTTCCAGAATTTTCATTATATTCTAATATTAAAGGAAATATTGATTTGGATACATTTCCACGAATTAGTATACAATGCGAATCCCTTCATAGATTAGGTAAGCCCAATCCATCCAAAGTAATTGATTTACTTATATTAGATGAAGTTGAATCTATTTTAGAGCAATTTAATAGTGGTCTACATCAACATTTTAATTCAACATTTGCCATTTTTCAATGGATGATGGCCACTGCTAAAAAAGTAATATGCATTGATGCGCATTTATGCGAAAGGACATTTAATACATTAAAAAAGATGCGAAAGAATGAAGGTATATATTTTCAATATAATACATTTTCTAGCGAATCTGAAAACATTTATAAATTTACAAATAATCAATCAGATTGGATTAATATGATGTTAGATTATATTTCCCAAGATAAAAAGATTGTATTGCCAACAAATAGTTTATTAGAGGCAAAAACATATCAAAAGATCATAGAAGAAAATTTTCCAAATAAAAGAATTAAGTTATACAGCAGTGAAATGCTAACAAGTGAAAAGAAAGAACATTTTTCAAATGTTGATAATTATTGGTCATTATTAGATATTGTTATATATACACCAACGTGTTCCGCTGGTATCAGTTTTGAATTAACTCATTTTGATTATGTATTTGCCCATATGTCAGATTCATCATGCAATGTAGAGACTTGCCGGCAAATGTTGATGCGAGTTAGAAATATAAGTTCAAAGGAATATTATATATACATCCCACCATTTAGTAGCAATGCCGGAAATTATTTAACCACAACGGAAGATATTGTAAAAGCCCTTAAAAAAAAAAAAATAGAAATGTATCAAAATTATAATGATGATAGCAAAACTGAAGGATTTCAATATATTCAGTTTCAATATGACCCACTTAATGGTGATATATTATTCTATGAGACGGATTACTTTTATTTATGGTTGGAAAATATTCGTATAAATAATCTTTCAAAGAATAACTTTGCCAAAAGATTTATTGAATTCACATTTGCCTATGGGGCAAAAATTGAAGTATTGAAATCACCTACTCAAAACGTCGAAACTCAAAATGTCGCAAAGTATCTAACCTCCAAAAAAGAGGTTAAGCAAATTGAGGCAAAATTCATTTCAGATGCGCCATATATCACCAAAGAAGACGCCTTAGCAATTCTAGATCGAAACCAATCAGGAGAAGATGTAGACAGAATACAACTTCAATCATTGTCCAAGTATTTTGTTATGGAATATTTTAATATCAAATATGAAAAATATATTACTCCAGAATTTCTTCAGATATATAATAATAATAGTGTAAAAAAAGTATTTAAATATTTAAAGAAAATATGTGAATATCCCTCTGTCGAATATGGACTTGAGGAAATTCAAAAGCAAGATATTTGCGCATATTCAATTATTGGTACTGATATTGGAACTAGTGGCATTGAAAGTATTACTGGAGATTATGTTAATAGATATAATGGATATAATGCTAATAGTACCAATGCCAACTATAAACCATCTCATAAAGAAGGAATTGAATACCATAATCTAGTAAAATATAAATACACATATACAAATCATTTTGCCATTCAACAAATCATTAAAATATGTGGCTTTTCATTTGTACAAGTATTTTTGATTGATCCATATTACATTACATTTGAACAATTTTATCAAAACATTAAATCCAATATGGGCAATATTGAAAAATATATTGAACTCATTGGGGAGGAATTAATGATCACATATGATTTGCAAAAAATTAAGAAAGAAGTAAATACAATAGAATTTACCAAAAAAATGTGTAAAGTAATAAACTTGCCATTGGGTCAATTTTATGGGATCGAAATTAAAGAGCAAAAAAAAATGTATTCAATTGGACTAGGAAAGTGCGCTAAACTATTTGAGTATTGCACAGCTGGGGCTATTGATGACGAACTCGATGCAACCGAACTCGATGCAACCGAACTCAAACAAAATGGGTGCAATGCCGTTACTGTATTTAAACCAAAAATATTATACAATTTGCAAAATTAACGACTATGCATTTAAAATCGCAACACCTATCTTTTTGGTCAGCGTGGAAAATTCAATAAATTGAATTTGTCCGTGGAGATCGAAAGGATACAAAGTATCCTGTAGATCGGTAAAAAGTGAATTATACGTCATATATAATTTTGATGGGGGTTTCATATTTATATCCATGATTTAAAACTTTGCCATCAATATATCCAAGTTCATTACATATAGAAATAACTCCATTTGAGGATAACATATCATTTGTTATACCCATTTGATCTAATAAATTTGCAACATGTTGAAAACAATGCCTAGCATATGTTTTTTGTTGCTTTAATATTTTTTTTTCAGATAATATTTTTAGCCCTTGTATTGGGGTTGGATATGGGCATCTTTCCTCCACACAAACATCTAAGATTTTCTTTTTTTCTGGAGTTAATTCTTTATTTAAGCGCATAATAAAACAATCACCTGGATAATATTTTAATCGAATTAATAATGGTAATATATCTGCACCATAATTAGTAATCCATCCATCATGTTGAGCCTTTTGTAAATGAGGGCGTAATCCATACCAATTATCTACAGTATGATCTCTGGGCAAATATTCAAATGCCGGATTGGTCTCACTAATATATAAATCCGATAATCTCTTTTTATTTGGTTCTAATGGAATGGTTTTATATATATCAACATTGACATTTGCATTATTTGCATTATTTGCATTATTTTCATTATTTGCATTATTTGCATTATTTGCATTATTTGCATTGTCATCATATTTAATAACCATACCAATATGAGTATAGTATATATTGGACAATAGTCCAGAAATGGAGAGACCATTACACTTATATAAAATAATATCACCACTTTTAAGAGTATCATATATATCAGATATTCCTACACTTTTTAATATTCGTGCATTTTCATATCTTCGAATATAAGAATATTGCTTATTTAATATTGCAAATGCCCCTATTAATAATAGTAATAATACCATAATTATAATATAAAATATAGTACGCATTATTATAAAAAAATATAAAATATATTATACTATAATTATTAGTATAATTTAGAGATATTCCTATCTTCTTACCTTGCGCCAATTCCTTATCGTATTACCTTACACCAATCCCCATTATTAGTTCTTCTACCATCGGTATTGCGCGTTGCAATTGTTTGCTCAACTTTGAAAGTTGATGCCTTTTTTTCACAATTTGCAAAGCAAATGAAGGCAATGCTAAAGACCATTAGAGCGCCAAATGCTAATATGGAGAGCCTAATAAGCAACCTAAGAAGATGTATGATAATCGCGTAAAAGGCAATTTGGGTCATTAATTTTTTTGTCTATCATATTTTTATAGTTCAAATATATTATTTAGAAAAAAATAAATTTATTTAGAGAATTACTCCCTTCTCTTTATCTCTTATATTCCTATACAACACAATATTTTGCTATTCTCATAAGATTTAAATTTTATAAAATTATAAAATATCTTTGACACAGCCAGGAAATTCTTGGGGAGAATTACCGCTATAATTATATTTTTTTTTAGCCGTGAGACCAAAAATGGAAGACATTTAATTTAATATATTAAGATTTGGCAATAAGCAAGCATTTATGGGGGATACTTTAATTTCATTAGTAATGCCAACAGAGTTAGCATTTTCAGATTAAAGTAAAATATTTTGGCATTAACATAAGTTATTGCACTCGCTTGCCGTGCTTGCGCACTACTGCGTCCCGTTGATCCAAGTTGTAATTTTGCCGTCTGTATCTCTCGCCCGTGCGCTTCCGATCGAAGTAATTGTATATAATTGATTAATAATAAAAATATTTCCATATCCAGAGGAAGACCCCCCAGTATCGTCATAACTTTTTCCATCAACAATCATTTGTAATACAACACCCAAACCGTTTGTTTTTTTGTTTATAATATTTGTAATACAACACCCAAACCGTTTGTTTTTTTGTTTATAATATTTTTAATATTCAAATATGCCAGATGTATTTTATCGATGTTTTTTATTTTTTTTATAATATATCAAAAAATATATTGACAATGATGCAAAAATGATGCAAAAATGATGCAAAAATTAGATTATGAGTATATAACCGTAGTTGGTGATGAATTATCCGGCAAAATAAGCCATAATGAATTTAATGCAATAGTTAGTGATGTTTTAGATGATCCAATTGGGTGGAAGCAGTATAATATCCATTTTACCAATAAGTCCAAAAATAGTATTAGCATTGAAAGTGCAAAATCAATAAAATATCCTACTTTAAAGATATATATTAGGGGAGAGACTGAGACCAATAAAATATGTGAAATGAGAGGATTATCTTGTACAAGATTTAAATCACCAAATAAAGACTCAAATTCATACCCAATTGATATCATTATTAATTATAAAAACTGGATGGGTGGGAGTAAATCAAAGTTGCCAATATCAGACTATAGGAAATATATAATCAATCATGAAGTTGGGCATTGGTTAGGATTGGAGCACTCAAAATGCCCATTAGAGGAATGCAAAAAAAGAGGAATTGAGGCAAAAGATTGCCCAGCATCTATTATGCAACAAATGTCCAAAGGTTTAAAACATCTCTCACCATGTGGCAAAGAAACATGTACGCCATTGCCACCAGATTGGGGTGTTGACAACCCACACCAAGAAAAAAAACATATGCATGACGACAGTGGGGACACTATTGACACTATTGACACTATTGACACTATTGACACTATTGACAGTGACGTACTTAGTCTTAAAACAATAAGTATTGATAATACAGATACGGGAAGTATTACCACTGTAGAAAGCACATCTAAAAAAAATAATTCAATTTTTAAAATAAACATGGCAATTTTTATTATTTTTATTATAATACTGTTATTTGTAATTATTATTGTTATTTTTCTAACTAAAATGCCAAAAAATAATTCTTAAAAAAAATAATTATATACAGTGGCTAATAAGAGTTAAATAATTATATACAGTGGCTAATAAGAGTTAAATAATTATATAGAAAATGAAAGAAAATATATACATGAGTTATGGCGATTAACTCCTTATGGCGTCTAAAATGATTGATAAAATATTACTATGATCTAATTCCAAAATTTCTCCATTATGAGTTAAAATTGGAGAATAGTCAGACTCCAATCTCATCACGGTTGAAAATAATAAAGAAATGGGGCACTTTTCTGATGTATTTACAATGTTTTCGATGGAATCTATATATGTTTCATAGAAACATCCATTGTATATGTCAATAATATTTGACGTTGCACAAGTAATATGTCCACTGGTATCCAAAGGATAAAGTGGAAATTTATTTGTGAACATATGCAATAGATACATAATCAATGCAAATATATCTGTAGCATGCCCAACTACATTGCGCCCAATATCAGTAGGGTGGCGATAGTTTGATGCACCAAAATGGTTGACTGATTTAGTACAAGTTCCTTGTTCTAAGGTGTAAGCCTTTCCATAATCAATGATATGTAGCTTACCATCTGAGTCAATTAAGATATTATCACCCTTAATATCACCATGCACAATACCGCATTGGATTAGTTTTGCTAATAATGGCAATAAATTGGTCAGGGCATAAATGATGTATTTAACCCTAGCTTTATTGGATGCCCTATATTTATATAACCAATCAGTAATCCAATCATGGAGGGTATTGCCGATGTATTTGGTAACAATGACAATACTATCACCAATTTGGAAAACATCAATGGTGATCTCTGGGCTCATTAAAGCAAGAAACTTTGCCTCTTGAATAGCGTGTTCAAGATTACTTGTTGTTACAACTTTCATAAAAATGTCTATTTCATCAATTTTGCCACCAATATTGCATATTGCCTTACCTTTATAATAAAAACCATTTCGACCAGTCGTTTTAACTTCATTTAATTCTTTTATTTCAATAACTTGTGAGCTCGAAATGCCAATAGTTAATCGCAAGCCACCATTCTCTTTGGTATGCAACATTTTATTGATTTTGGAGACCATTTCATCGATTTTATTGGGGGCGTCCATTGTAATACTTTTGTCTAATGCATTTTTTTTAATCAAATATGTGACACATAATTATAGCATAATTCTTCATATTTGAAAAGTATAGAATATAAGAGTATAGAATATAAGAGTATAGAATATAAGAGTATAGAATATAAGAGTATAGAATATAAGAGTATAGAATATAAGAGTATAGAATATAAACATGTCAGAACTTATTAAGCTAAGATGGGTTCAACATTTAAGTGATATTGCATCAACTAAGATCTCAGAAGAGGATAAAATTTTAGACATTTTAAATTTTTTATGCAATAGTATAAATCAATTTATAGATGAATTTAAAATACTTATGCCAAGGCAACAAGGCTATTATTTATACAAATTAGTAACTAAAGATGAATCAAAAATAATACTTGCTATAGGATGGAATGGCGAATATTATATAATTAATTCAAATGAAAAGGGATTTATAGTTCAACCATATAATATTATAACATCATTATATGACAAATTAAAAAAAAATAGTTTATTTAGTGAAAATGGAATTAAACACAAAAATAATACATTCCAAATTAATTTTGATCATTTTGTACAAAATTGTGTTGAAATTAATACAACAATTGATACAACAGAAGAATATTTGCAAGATTTAAAAGCATTACAAGAAAAACAATTACAAGAGCTAAGAGAATTACAAAAAAAACACTTGCAAGAGCTAAGAGAATTACAAGAAAAAAAGTAATACTATTTAATAAATATTGCAAATATCTATTTTTTTATACAGTATTTATTTTACACCTCGACAACTTTCCTTTAGAGTTAAATGTTGTTATGGGAAAGTAGCGCCTCTTATGGCCTCTAAGTAGTTTTCTACGTTGTGTACTAGGCGGTGGGCTAGGTTGTGTACTAGGCAGTGGGCTAGGTTGTGTGGCAGGCAGTGGGCTAGGTTTTGAGTTAATGGTCGTTGGTATGACAACTTTTGTAGCAGGCGGTGGGCTAGGTTGTATATCAGGCATTGGACTCGGGTGTAAGTCAATAGTTGTTGATATATTACTATAGTTTAGCATTTCTATATATACCGGCATTTCTTCTAGTTGGGTCTTTTTATTTATAATATTATTAACTATCAAATATGGACGTATTAATAGTAGCATAATAGTAGCATAATAGTATCATAATAGTATCATAATAATTGCATATTTTTTTACATTTATTTTTTGCATTATATATAAGTATTATATATAAGCATTATGAAATCAGTTTCTATTATTACTATAAATATTATATCAATAATTTTGGCTATTATTGGCATTATTATCATATTGTGCCAAAATGGGCAAAATGGGCAAAATTGCAATAATAAAAACAATTTTTATGGGATTGCTCCACATCATTATAGACATATGACAAAAGATGAACTAACTACAGATAGTTGGAGCTCATTTAAGTGTAATGATACTATCAGTAATGAGTCAAGTAGCCCAGATTGCCTATTAAATGGACATAGGGCAAGCACTCCCAGTGCACTACTAAATTGTGTAGAATTTGACCCAAATTAGTAAATAACTCTCAAATTTGAATATATATAGTATAATAACTAAATTGACAAAAATGGAACAATTGGAGCAAAATAGGTTTTTTCACAAAATGAAATTGCTAGGTGATACATTAAGAAAAATGGGCAAAGTAGAAGAAATGAATGCATCTGAATTAATGGAACGAATAGAGATATTGGAGAAAATGAGTGATTTACAAACAAATGAATTAAACCGAATGGAAGAATTAAACCGAATGGAAGAATTAAACCGAATGGAAGAATTAAACCGAATGAAAGAATTATTAATAGGTATAAGAAAATCCATAAATAGTGTAGAATCCAAAAAATTTAGAAAAAATGTATTAGGCGAATTTGAAAAGCATATTGGCATATTAGGAATAAAAGAATTAAAAACAGATGGGAACAATTCAACAATTTATGAATTAGAATTACAGCAAAAATTTATACATTTAAAACAGCAATTTTTATTAAAAATAATTCATTCTAATAAAGATACAATTGATCAGTATATTCAGTCTAATAAGGAGATTCGGGAGATTAATTATTTAAAATTGATCTCCCCATCTATTTATGAATGTAGTTTTATATTTTCTAAAAAAAAATGCAAAACTGCATATAAATATGTTTGTATCATTATGAAAAAAATGAGATCAGATTTAGCAAACTACATTACAGATCAAACAAATTTAACTGGTATATCAATCTCTGAATTATTTATTCAATTAATGCCACAAATTATTACCCTTTTGCAACTATTAATAGATAATAATATTATACATAATGATTTAAAGACCCCTAATATTCTCGTTGATGAAAGTGGACAGTTGTTTTTATCTGATTTTGGACTAACGCAACCATTAGAAACTAAAATTGGTTCTATTGGAACTCATGCATTTTTACACCCATCAGATTTTAAGGATTCAAGATATGGAAGCGGTACTGATTTATATAGTATGGGTATGTCAATATTATACACCATTACTAATTTATACATTGAGCAAAACAAGTATAATACCAAGTATATAGATAGGTTTAACGCATTATATAAAGACACTATAAAAGATTTATATAAGAATCATAATGAATTATTTCAATGTTTAGAATTGCTATTAAATATAACATTTAACCCCTTTAGCGGGAAAATTTATAAATTTGATAGTGGGGATTTACACCACGGTAACGCAAAACAACGCATAAATGCACTTTATAGTATTTTTCAAAATCAAATGATATAATAATAATAATTATACAATTGTATTATCAATACTTTGAGATATAATTAGTTCAATTGTTTTTTTTGCGGTTAATTTTATAATATATGGATATATAGTCATATCTTGCACATTTTTATCCCAATCCTCTAATGGTTTTTTTGGGTAAAGATTCCAATTTAAATGCCCCCCTATTGCAAATATAGCATCTAATATTTCATTTTTTGAATATTTACCATTAATAATTTCACTTGCATCTTCTAGTACATTGTCAAAATAATCGCCTTCAATTGAATGAAAAATATAATTTCCAATAATAATGCACGCAAGCGCATATAAATCTGGGTTTCTTTTAGGATTTAATTTTATAAATAATAGTTGCACATATTGAAATAGTTGTGGGCTATTAATAATCATACATATATCAGCAATGAATAAATTGACGCTTTCACAAATACTTTTTATATTTATATCAGTGATTAGTCCATTTACATCAATTGCAACATCTTCTTCAATGTTTTGGCCATTTGAGCAATGTTGGTATAATTGTTTTGGTGATGGTGGTATGCCATTTGGATCCATAATATTATTGGAATCTACACACATCATTTTTTTTATACAATCTAAACACATAACATCAATTTTAGAAAAAATTTGCTTATCAAATATAGCCTTTAATTCATTTATATAGATAGGGATATTTATGCCAACTATCCATTTTTTATTCATGGTTGTAAATTTTGTATGATTTATGTATTTTTTAGTAATAAAGAAAATAAGTGTCATTGCAAAAGAATATATATCATATAAATAATCTATTTGTTTTTCCCAAGTAAGATAATTAGGGTGTGAAAATTCATATGTCCCAGAATAACATTGTGTATATTTATTGTATGGAGTTGCAAATCCAAAATCAATTAAATATATCTTTTTATTTGCTGTCATTGTTATATTTTGCGGTTTAATATCTCCATGAATTATATTGTTTTCTTGTAAAAAATTCAATATGTTTAATATTTGATGTAACATGGATGGGATCAATTGTATCTTATTTTCTTCAGATATTGTTCTTGCCAATGTATGTAAATCACGCCCGCAATATGTCATACTTATTATTAAATCATTATCAATAATATCTATTTTTAATAATTTTGGCAAAAAATGCCTTGAATAGTCATTATATAATCTTTTTAATATAATTACTTCAAATAATCCTTCCGTAAAATTAATTTTTTTCATTACATGCAAAGTTCGATTAATGTCAATAATACTTACCTCTCCAAATGTACCTTTTTTGAGATCAATTTGTTTAAATTTTTTTCCTTTAATATCAGTATTATACGATATTGATGGAAAAGCATTATCAAGTAAATCCATTGTGCTTATTTTATAACAAAAAAAACATAATCAAATATAATCAAATATAATCAAATATAATATCTTCACTTTTTGCATTTGCACTTTTTGCATTTGCACTTTATTTATTTTCACTTTTTGCATCCTCTTCTTCGGGTTTGAAAGACATTAAATCAGATAAATTTTTCATAACTTCAGATAATTTATCGTTGTCTACTTTGGGTTTATTATCGACTGAAGTTGATATAAATGGGCTTTCAATTGGATAATTAATTTTTTTTTCAATTTGTTGCTGTATTGGTCTTCTATGGTCATTGCGAATTGCTCGTGTGCATAAATAACAATTTTGAGCAATAAACAACATTAATTTTTGAGTGAATACTTCTGGAGGTATATTATTTGATCCTGTATTCACGCATTCATTATTTGATCCTGTATTCACGCATTCATTATATAAATTGTCAACAAGAATTTGACATTTTTCACAAAATTGTACTTGTTTCTGATTTTGCTCCATTATTTTTAAACGAACTTCTTTTTCTTTTTTCTCTAATAAATCTTCTTTTTCTTCTGAGGTAAGTTCTTTACACTTTGATGATTTCATATCTTTAGAGTCACTATCTGCATTGAATTCATCGCATGCATTGTCATCATCAATTGCATTGCATTCTTCAATTGCATTATACTCTTTAATTTCTTCCTCGTGCTTAATTAATGTTGGGACAATTGCATCCATAATAGTAATTTTTTGTGTCTCATTCATGAGTTGTTCAATTGGACCATTTTTAATAAGTTCGGTGGACAGATCTAATTTTTGAATAAAAATATTATAAATATCATCTAATAATTTTTTATCTTGAATTGTATGAATTTTATCCAATCTTTCTTTTGCCGGAATAGAAAGGCCAACCGTTTGTTTCCAAAAATCTATACAATCCATATAAGCCAATCCCATTTGCATAAGGGTTGAGTGTACTTTTACCGCATCCATTCTATTATTAGATACATATGCAACCGCATCAATATCTTTATAAAGAACAACCCATACAGTTAATAAATCCGAATGCTTTGAGGTCTTAAAACATTGAACCATAAAAGAAGTTATCAAATAATATGCACTTACAATTTCTTCAATGTCAGAAATAGAGTAATATGATCCAACATAACCAACATTATCTGATAAAACATATAAATATGGTGGAAATGTGGACTTTTCTTTATCGGACTTTTCTTTATCGGATTCGGACTTTTCTTTTTCAGACTCAATTTTTTCGGTTATAATTTCTGTAGTGGTTGTACTTTGAACAATTTCAGTTTTTACTGTTGTATGTACTGTCTGTTGCACAGTTGTTGAATACTCTTTTACTAAATTGTCATTGAGATTAATATTTTCTAAATTATCCTCCATAATATATGCAATATGCAATATAATATATGCAAAATTATTTTTTTTATATGTATATATTGACATTCATTTAAATAATAATTTATTTTAACAAATTTAAATAATAATTTATTTTAACAAATTTAAATAATAATTTATTTTAACAAATTTAAATAATAATTTATTTTAACAAATTTAAATAATCATTTATTTTAACAAATTTAAATAATCATTTATTTTAACAAATTTAAATAAAGTAATGGAAAATCAAGTTATAGAAAATAAAGTAAGTACTGAAGTATACATAAATAAAAAAGAATTAGATGTGTCAAATAATAGATTTAAAATAATTATTATTACATTTTCGGTTTTAATATTTGTAATAATGTTGCTTATTTTTATGACAATGATATATAATATAAATAATGGAATTATGGTATATGGCTATTATGGGCAAAATCCAAAAAATTATAGAAATAATATTTTACCATTTGCAATCATTGCAAAAAAAATTGCAGAAGGGAAATATGGCAAAGGTTAAATTGCAAAATTGCAAAAAAATATAAACTGATAAATATATAAAAATATGATATTATTTGTAATATTTATTATATTGCTAATTTTATTAGCCATAGTGTTATTTTTTTGTACAAAAAAATGTCAGTGTAATACAAATAATTTACAATTTATTAGAGGTCAAAAACATATTATTTACACTAGGAGTAAAAATGTATATGGTGGTGGAAATATTATAACATATAGTGGCGCTATTCCAGAGCAATTAGAGGCAAAAATGATTGGTATTGGATGGGGTAAAAATGATAATGAAATTGCGCATTTTAGTTTTGATAATAATGCAATATTATGTGGGCAAATGATACAAGTAGGAAATGAATTTTCCAATAAAAATAAGTTAGAAAAGCATTTTTCACACAAAGATTATTTTCCAAAATGGGAAATTGGTGATCTTTGTATATTAAAAAATAAAGGCACAAATAAAGATAGCCATGCAAGTTCTTTTATTATAACTGACAATTGCAATGGTGGCAATGATGGCGTATCAAAGACTAAATATATATCAAACCCATTATTGTATAAAGAAAAAAAGTTCAATTTGCAAGTATATTTTGCACTATATAAAAGAAATGAAACATTTTCGAATGCGGTTGTGTGCCCACATTTATCTATGCAAGTCGCCTCTGAAAATTATCAAAATGGCCAATATGAAAATAAAAACATTCATATAACAAATACACTTTTTACCGATCTACGGTATACTTCGTATCCCTCCGATCTCCAAAAAGCTGACCAAAAAATGCATTTTACCGATCTCCAAGGACAAATTCAAGCTATTGAATTTGACCACGCTGACCAAAAAACGCATAGTTCATGCTCAGAATCTGAATTAGAAGAGAGAAAATTATTTATGTCCAAATTACAAATTTTACCAACAATACGGCAAATAATTTCAGATTGTCAAGACGTTTTATTAAATTTAAATTTAAATTGCTCAAATTCATTTGAATTGTTAACATTGGATATTATTGTTGACAATAATCATAAAGTTTGGTTAATGGATATGCATAGGACTTTAGAAAATATGCATAGAACTTTAGAAAAAAGTAAAGTATTAAGTAGTGAATATTGGGATTGGGTATTATACAATGTAATATTGTCAAATTTTGGATTGTATACATTTACATTAAATTCTTTTGCTAGGCCAAGTATGGCAAAGTCAAGCGTAATTATATTACAGCCCTTGCATTTAGCAACACCTAGTAATTTATCTGATTTGGTAAAAATTGGAACCACTCCAGAAGTATATAAATATATATCATATGGCAAAATATGGAATGAAGGATATGTAAAGGGTTTATATAAAGAAGCCGTATCCGATAATGCACAATTAAAAAGAGATTATTATCATTGGCTAATATTATTGTTTGTTGGCCACGGCAATCAACTATTATCTAATAGCCATGGCAATCAACTAAATTCTGGTTTTAAATGTGTTGGGTATATTGGGATTCGCCCCTATGAAGATGTTAATGTTTCTTTTCCAAATGTGGTAAAATGTGTAACGCCAACCTATTTTAAAGTTCCAGAAAATGCAATGGCGCATAAAAGAATGAAACCACCAATTATTGCAAAGGGTGAAATTAATTGTTATCAAATGAGATATTTTACTTCTGTCGATCATAGGGGGCAAAATTTGGCCTCTATTGGAGGAATGCATTGTGTGCATTTTTTTAAATCTATATACCCAACAAAACCACTATTTGCAAACATTTTAGAAAATAATATTGCATCCCAAAAAACCGCACAAAAAATGGGATTTCATATTGTGGAAAAAAATAAAGACTATACCCTTTTGGAGGTTTAGAATTTAGGTATAGATAATAAATGTGTATAATAATAGAATATGAGTAATAGTATATAATATATAATAGAATAGGAGTAATAGTGATAGATAATAAATAATAGTAAATATATAATAATAAATAATAGTGATGAAAAGGTAAATCAATAATGATACTTACAGCAGATATGACATACCCACCCATGTCTATTATTTCGGATTGAGCAGTGCCAGCAACCTGTCAAAATTGGGGTTGAAGACTGGGCTAAAGACTGGGTCGAAGGCTGGGTCGAAGGAGGGGTTGGAGCCTGGGTTGAAAGCTGGGTTGAAGCCTGGGTTGAAAGCTGGGTTGAAGGCATTTTTTGATAATGTTTTATCTTCAATTTTGTCTAACTAATTTTTTTGTATCAATTATGTGGAAGCAAAAAAAAAGGCATTTTACTCCTTTTATAATTTATATATTTAAAAAATAGCTATATTTAAAAAATAGCTATATTTTGCAATTTACGCGAAAAGACTAATAGTGGGTATATTTTCATCTCTAGATTGATCTTCAATTGCACTTGAGTTTGATGGTCTCAATGATTTTATTTGTGGCTTAGTAGCATCAAAAATATCACCCCTAGATGCAATATGTAATGATGGTATTTCAGCAATAATAGGCCTTAAGTCTTCTATTTTATCCCATGGCTCTTGAGATGTGCTAGATGACAATTCTGTGTAATAATGATTTATGATTTGAGCAATTAAATCTTTAGTTAAAATACTCTCATTGCTTTTTATTAAAGCACATGCATAAAGTCTTCTAAATATAAGCAAAGCATGCATTTTTTCCTTTCCCTCAACAACTGGAAATAATGTCAATCCCCACATCTTTCCACCTTTAGATGCTAAATCTAAATATGTAGTCATTATTTCTTTTGCGGAGGTAGTATTTTTATATGCGGCATTCATCATTGATGTCATTTTTTCATTAATTTTTTCACTTATTTCTTCAGGGTGATATAATCCAACACATGCTTGTTTAAACTTATCACAATAGTTTTCTTTTGTGCATGATTCTCTCCCAGTTTTTAACTCAGTGATAATTGCATTTACTAAATCAACACAAACTGAATTTATAACTTCTAGTTCATTCTGTTCTACCCATATAGTATCCGTAACATAAAAAAGATAATTTAAAATACCAGATTTACTTGAACTAACAACATGCTGGCATAATAATAGGTCTTTTAATGTATTATGATCAGAATATTTTTCTAAATATCCTAAAATTACCTCAAGGCAAGATGAAAATGCGCCATATGCATTTTCTAAATTATCTAAGTAATCTAAATGTGGCATTATTTCAGTATGAAATATATGCTTACAGCTCTCAAGGTCACCTCCAACGGCTCTGGATTCTCTCTTTCGGTGATGTACTTTATATGGATCGCCACTTTCTGGGGGCTCACCTTTAACAACATAATAAATTCTAATCACATCTTTTAAATTAGATGATAGTGGCTCAAAACTATTATGGCCTAATAGTGGATGGATTTCCATCCCATTTTCAAACACTACTTTATGCTTATCACAAGATTTGACCTCATATTTATACCCCAATACATTCCCAACATCTTTTTTTTGAAAATCTTCACAGGAGTGAAATACCTCTGGGAGAATATATCTTTTAAAATCCTCACAGGCTTCACGAGAATCTGGAGTAAATACTTTATCACAAAATTTCTTTCTTATAGTTTTACTTGTTTGGTATAAAAAGGTTATACCATTATATTTACTTGGCTTCATCCAAGAATCCAAACATAAATCCATAATTGCCTCCGCGTATTTTGGATCACCATGATCTTTATGGTGTTGAATCCAAGATGTAATTTTACAATATTGATTAGACATTTTTTCAAATTTATTTAAATTATATATTTATATATATTTATATTTGTAATAATATTTATATAAAATATTTATATAAAATATTCTTTATAAAATATTGTTTTGTAACATTTTGCTTTTAATTTTTAAAAAAAGCAATTTATTGAATTTTTTATTTTTTTGAACAAATTCAATTTATTGAACTTTTCATTTCGAACAAATTCAATTTATTGAATTTTTCATTTTGATCAATAAATATATTTTTTTTTATTTAAAATATAGATAAATATATAATATAATTTTTTATTAATCGGGTAATCTATTCTGTATTTTCAGATTTTTTATTCGAAGGTTTTAATTGACAAACCTAAATTTTGCGTTAAATTGCGTTAACTTGTATTTGTAATAAATTTTAATTTAAAATGGGAGGCTCGCAATCGGGTCATATTCTACAGAAAATTAAATCATCATTTCAGAGAAACCACGAGAAAAGTCTATCTCAAAATGGTCAAAGTAAAGAAGGTGGAAATGCATATGGTGGATTTGTTGAATCTATAGCAAGTCGGGATGGGTCAAATGTTTCCGGAGGTTCTTCTCACCATCACAGCCACAAGCATGTAAACACAGATGATTTGTCCACATTCAAAGAGTATGAGAAGACATATGCAAGCAAGGCAAAAGAAGATACTATCCGAAAAATGGCCAATGCAATGAAGAAAGTTGGTATGAATTTAAACCCCGATGATGATTTGGATAAGATTATTGTGGATTTAAATAGAGAAATCCCCAATCCAAAAAAAGGCAAGACTTTCGCCGCGGATGCAAAGACCCAAGAAAAAGTATGTCGAATTGTCGCCGGAGTCCTTAATGATGAATTTACACCCGGCGCCCCAGACCATGAGCAATTTATTGATTTATCAATGTCCCCCATCGAAATTTGCCGTGCCGTGGGTGAATATACTCATAGTTTTAACCAAGGAGTAAATACTGAATTCCTTGGTGTTATTGGTTCAGTTAAAAATTCATTACATGCAATGAATATGATGGATCAAGTTATGGCCGAATTGTATAAAAAGATTCAAGAAAATATTGGAAAGGCCAAGGATGACATTTTAGAGAGGGAAATTAAGCCCCTAAATGATATCTATATCCGTGCAAAGCAAGAGCGTGATCAAAAGAAAAGAGTATTAGAAAATCTTTTACATGTACATTTGGAGCCAACTTCAAAGGCACTACAAGAGGCATTAAGAGAACATGGAAATGATGTCTCTCTAGTTAAAAAACTAGGTCTTAAATTGGGCTCAACAGATTTTGCAAATGCTATTGCCGCCGCATTGTCCGGGTTGGGTTCAACTGCATCTATCGCCAATAAAGTACACAAGGCATTAAAAACTGTTGGCTTGTCCATGAACGAATACTTAAACAGTCCGTCATTTAGAGAATTTGAAAACAAATTAGACGCCATTGTAGATGAAGGCAAATTAAACGATGATGATCTTGTTAAATTTTTGATTGCATCTAAATCCCTTAGAGAAGGATTTGATTATAGAAAAGATGCCAAATTTAAAGAAATCATCACCCGTGGTGGGCGCCCAGATATGATGAGACAAGCTAGTGGCGGTGGTCGTAGTCATAAGAGTGAAGGTGGAAGACGCAATCACTATTCATCCTTAGATGATAATTTGTCATCTTTAGACACAGATGTATTTGGTAACAATATGAAGTCTTCTATTCGCCGAAGAGCTGATAGAATACATATAAAAGAAGAAATCATTAGTAAAGATTTTGTTATTAGACTTGGTCGTCATTATGATGAACTTTTGGAAGCAATGAAAGACATTGCAGTTAATTTGGGAAAAACCATTCCATTAACAAGTAAAACTGAACTATTAAAAGACGCACTTGTACATTTGCAAGATGGTGCTACTTCAAGTAATGATATTGAAACCTCCACAGATGAAATGACAATCGAATTAATTGTGTCTAAGGGAATTAATACCGTAGATGCAAAAAGAAGAAAGGAACAATATATTAATCGATTGAGAATGATTGCAGATATTTGTGAAATCATCACTGGTATGGAGGCATATAGATCAACATCTTCTAAGTTTTCCAAAGTAAAAGATGTTGTTGGAAAAATTGAAAAGACGATTGATTACTTTTCCGGTATCACAAATAAAGAAAGAGATAGTATGTCTGATGTTGGTGTTTATGATAAACAATATGCCAAATCTATTAATGACCCCGCTGGATTTGCAAGATCAGAGAGAAACACACCAGTTCAAAATGACTCAGATGATGAAGGAATGACTGTTACCGGCGGTGATGACTATGAGCGAAAAGAACTGAATGTTCCTCAAATTGCTAAGACTGGATTAACCCTTAATGAAATTGTTAATACTTTTAACTATTATTATTATCTTGCCGGGGTTAGAAATAACTTGAAAATCTCTTCTAAAGAATATGATTTATATGGAGAAGATTATAGTAATATGCTTGGTAATGCAATTGCAAAAAGAATTTTTGAGTTGGAGAATAGTTATCACGAAGACCTAAAACAAATTCATACTAAAGTTAATAAAGATACATGGAGGGCTGCTATTACCAATATAGGTGGCAAGGAAACTGATATAGATACCGTTAAAGAAAAAATGATCAAATGGGTAACATCTGAATATGAAATTAAAATTAAATTGTATAAGGCATTACAAGCATTGGATTTGTACCTTAAAGCATTTACTCCGGCAATTACCTCTAATGTAGACGCCGTTAAAGAAATTAAATCTATGTTGGATGAAACACAAGTTATTGCAAGATGGTTTAATGAAAGTACTGGAAATAGTTTAGCGGATGCATTTGAACAATTACCGGGCTTTAATGCAGCCAAGACTGCTGTATATACATTTAGTGACGATACTACAGATGATAAACATCCTAATATTGATATGAGTAATAAACATTATTATGAACAAATTTTTAGTAAGTGTAATGCCGGAAGTATTACATTAGGAAATCCATTATTTGGTCGATCTTTTGCACAAGAGGCAAAAAAAGACGGAAAAATTGAAAAAATGAAAAAAGATGTTGATGATGCAATTGATCACTTCCAAGCATTGAAAAATATTGTAAATACATTTATTCGTATTGGAAATAAATTTGGCACAACTGATTTAAGCACTAAAGTATTTATGTCACCATCTCAAATTTATAGAGTTTTGTTTAACTTTTTAAAACAAAGTGCATTAAGATTAAATGTGCAAAAACAAAAAATTAGCGCAACAAATTCAGAATTTGACAATTTGGAAGCATATGGTACTGCTAATATATTAAGCAATACGGTAAGCTTTGATTCCACAGATGCTGTAACATTTAAGCTTGATAAACATGCTAAGGAATATAAGGATGGTGCCGTTATTGCTCCTTATTCAGTATATTTTCCCGGAAATGCAAATGGTATTAATGACTATATTA